CCATTTCAAAACGAGTCGTAAGTGCTTGTACTAATTGTTCTGGACTTAGTTTTTTATGCTTACGTTCTATAAAATCATATACGTCATCTAAATAATCATCAAACTTATCTTCTTTAATGGTAGATTCGCCGCCGGTTGCATAAGTATGATCACCCTGTGATATCGATGTTAATATTTCTTTCAACCTACTAACTGTCATAGAACCATTATTTAAAGCCAAAATTTCATTATTGTTGAATTTACCACTTTTCGCAACCAAATCCGAAACTTGTTGCAATGATGCTAAACTATTTTTTGCACTTCCTTCTGCTTCCCCAGCCTTATACACTTGTTTAACTGCACCAGCAGCTTTACCAACTACTTGACTTGCATTATTATATGCACCCGAAATAGCATTACCGGCTGCATCAAACTTTTGACCGACTTGATTAGCTACATTTTGTACGTTTGCTTTAAGAGCATTTGCACCCTGTGCTACTTTATTTCCCACAGCAGCAGATGCATTTTGTACTGCACCACCAACAGCGTTACTTACTGCTTTTGCACCGTTAGCTACCTTATTACCTGCCCATCCAGCAACTTTTGATAATCCACTATATACACCTTCGCCTAATTTGTCAATTTGTTGCTCGTTTAATTTACCTGTTTTAATCATCGAAATCACTTTAGCTGATTCAACAACGTACATCTTACGATATTTTGCCTCCATGTCAGTTGATTTAGCAATAGAAATAATTTTTTGTGCTTCTTCTACAACAATCTTTTTCTTGGATGCTATACGATCTGTTTTTGATTCCATTAAATTTAACTTAGCATAAGCTGGATTAATTGATTCATTTACATCTTCGGCTTCTTTAATAATATCCGAATACTTACGAAAGAAATCAGCTCCGGATTCTTTTACGTTTGATGCTTTTTTAGTTACTACTTGTTTTGTATCCCCAGCACACGCACATGGTTCTTTTTTACATTTTTTGCAAAGATCAAATTTAATCTCATCTTTGGCTTCAACTAATGTTTTAAAATTTTTGAAAAATTCCGCCGAGTTACTCATATTATCTCCAATTTAGCTCTTTAATAGCTTTAATCATTTCTTCTTTTACAAACTTTTGTACCTTACGATCTTGAATTGCTTCGGCTGACATTTCAAACAATTTATGTCCGTGTTTCCTATTAGCTAAACCTTCATAAATTGCACTTGGCCAAGCATTAGGCGCTGAAGGTTGTGCTACAATATCCACAGTTACTATTTCAAAGTCGCTTACGTATCCTGTGGCTTCATTAACATTGCCCGAACCTCTTGAACTTACACCTAGTTTTACTCCTGCCTCTAATATTGACTTAACAATATTCCCCATTGGCGTTGGTAATACTTTTAATTTACCTAGTCCATTAGCCCCATCCATTTGCATCTTTACTATGACATGACTTGCTCTATCTAATTCAATTTTTAGATCATCCGGATGATCTAAAGCACCGAAAATTGGAATACTCTGTTCAATCTGTTCTTGAATCATATCAACAGCTTTTTTTATTTCATGAACTGGATATATGCGTTGATTTGCATTTTTTACATTTCCTTGGATAAAAATTCCAGACATGTGTAACGTTTTTCCGGGATTACCTAATGCATCAGTGGAATCTTCAAGAAATACTTTACTCTGTCCTAAATTAGGATTAACATATTCATGTAATGCTACTTTTGACATATAATTTCCTTAACTACCTCAACGAACCCATTTTATAATCACTTCCATAACCACGGGGTGTCATATTATTCTAAAGTACGTAACAAGCGGATAAGTTTCCAAACCCGCTTTATCGTATTAATATTACTTACGTGTTACTTTCTTAGCTACTGGTTTACGACGTGCCGACTCAATTACGCTTGTCTTATTTTGACTAGCTGGGTCTGTATTTTTCGCACCTGCTGGAGAACCATCTTTAGCTGTTGGTTTCGAAACCTTAGCTAATGATTTAACACCTGCTTTAGAACCTGGTGTATTTTGGAACTTACCTGCTCCTGGCAAATCACCACGTTTCTTTGAATACTCGTTGCTTGGTTGTGGTACTGCTTTTCCGTCTGGAGATGCGTTAGAACCTCCACGAGCGATATTAGCGGAAGTTCCACCCATATCGTTTTTACCACCGATAGAAGTTGATTTTTTATTAACTGGAACTGAACCCTCTGTACCAACTAATTTACCATCTTCTGTTTTTGCGTTAGGCAATGTAACTTTTTCTACGTATTCACGCATTAGATCTGCAGGAGATTTACGTCCTTCAGAATATATTGAGTTACTTTCTTCTATTTCTTCTTCAGAATCTGTATCGCTTAGGTCTTCTTCAGAATCTGTATCGCTTAGGTCTTCTTCAGAATCTGTATCATCGCCTAGATCCATACTATCTTCTTCAGAATCGTCGCCTAAATCTGTTCCATCTTCGTCTGCCATCAACTGATCAAATTCAGCTTTAAGTTCGTCGATTGCGTCTTCTAAATCCATAACGCGGTCTTCTAACTCTTCTCCGTCAGCTTCTATACTATCATCTCCGCCTGAATCCACTGAGTCATCGTCTAGATCCATGCTACCTTCCTCGTCCTCAATGTCGTCGTCTTCTTGGAAATGATCCCCGTCAATAACATCTTCGTCATGTTCTAATTCATCTGCAAAGCGATCACCTGTTTCAAGTCCGCTTTGGATGTTATCTTCTTCAGCCAAGCTCTCATAAATATCGCGAGATTTACTGATTACGATCTGATGGAAAAGCGCCTTAGCTTTTGCTTCATCTTCGTTAATAATATACTCAATTAATTTTTCAAATTTACTGGCCATTTTTTACTACTCCTTTATATTTAAATTCTTTTACCATGTAATGTCTAGCCGCTTGCTAGGTACGCTTAGTATATAGTTATTTAGTATTGTGTTTCAGAAAGGTGCTATTTGGAGCACTTTTCAGCGCCATTGGTTAAAAAGAATACTTAAATTTATATTACATGCCCATTCCACCGCCGGATTCTGCTGGGCGATATTGCGCAGAAACACGTTTTAAATCAGACTCATGTTCTAATGATCTAACGTCATTTAAACGTCGTAACTTATTTAATTGCATTAGTGTTAAACGTGTTTTTCTTACATCCGATATCTTTGTAATAGATTGGTCATCTTCTTCAGATGCATACCCAGACGGTAACGCTTTAATTGTATCATCGGTTTCAAAAAGTTCGTATATAAACATTGTAATTTTATTTATCCAAATAACCAAATTTACATTGGGCCTTGCGCTGGAGGCGCTACAGCTCCAGCGCTCCTTCCTTGGCCTGCATCAACTGGGGCACCTTCTCCTCCCATATCTTCTCCACCACTCATATCATCTATATTACCTAAATCTGACGAAATTCCACCAGATGATATACCAACACTACGTAGACTTGAATCTACTGGTTCTGATACCCCTAAGTCTGCATGTTCTTCTGCCCACATTTCCTCATTCTCTTGCATTTCTTCTTCGCTTAAATCTAAATATCGTTTAAGTATAAACCGCTTTGACAAATAAGGTACTTGCTCTACTTGTTGGAAAGCTTGAATGCGTTCGGTATCTATTTGCACTTGACGGTATTTAGTAAAATTTTGTGGCTCATTAAATTGTAAATCAAATACACTATTATCAATATTAATACCACGGAAACGCATAAACATCTTAAATTCTTTATCTAACGTGGAAGCAATTAAACTCTGCAAACGTTTACAATACTGATTAAAACGCCATTCTTGAATCATTGCTTGACCTACTTTACCATCGGTATAGTTATTTGACGATTCTTCTTTATCGCCAGCAGGTAAATAACTTGTTGGAATTCTTAAACCGCGGAATAATCTATTTGAGAAGTACCTTAAATCCGTAATTTCCCCCAAATTACTGTTTTTAGTGAATATCCCGCTTTCCAGAGCGAAGGTATGGTAATTATGATATTTTTCATCTACGTCAATAGTTAACGTACCTACTTCTATTGGCTCTTTTAGATATTCTATTGATACAATCTTATGGTTATATAATTCTACTTCTTTTCTAAATTGTTTCCAATTTTTATATCCGTGTCGAGTTACGCCCATTGTTAATTGGCTTTCTGTAATTCCCTCTTTATTCCAATTGGCACACACAGTATTATTATTAAGATTCAAATAATAGTTTAAGAATTCAGAATCTGAATTTAAAATATTAACAATCATTGCACATGTCATTTGATGCGTAGATTTACCTTTTGCAATAGATTGCACCTTATCTAATACATACTTGTCTATAATAACTCTTTGATGACCATAATATTTTTCTCGCACACCAGGCGAATTCATAAATTTTGATGACTTTGCTCCAATTTTAGCATTACGTTCAAAATATTCAGGTGTGTCTTTGAACTTTGCCCAACCTTCTTTTTGTGCGGTTGTATATTTTTCGTAATATTCTAGGTCTTGCAATAACTCATTATGAGTATCAGATGCAATAATAAATGCTTTTCTAGAATTATCTGCTCGAATTTCTCGTTCTTCATCTGTATAATTTTCCCAAACTTCAGATGAACGTTTAGCTAAATAATCCGTATATTTTTTCCAAATAATTGGATCTTTCTTCATTTCTTCTAATTTTGCTTTTGCGGCTGCTGTTCCTAATTTTTGCGCTTCTGTTGAAAATCCTATAGATTGATGATATTCCTTATGATCAAGCCAATTCATACGCACTAAATTTTTAGGAGAATTATTATATCTATTAACATCCTTATGATGTGTAACATCTTTACCTAGATTTGAATATTTTTCATTAAAGATCATAGGTTCTATAATACCAGAATCCTTTAATTCACGAACCACCATACGATGAACAAATTCCCACTTTCTAGTATCATTTTGATATACTTGGGTATATTCACGCTTTTTATTCTGACCTAAATCGGCATTTTGAATATTAAATGGTATCATACTCTCACCAACCAACAGATCTTTTGATTCAACAAATCCTTTTCCGATAATTGGAAATTTATGATCTGGCGTTACGATAAGTTCTTTACCATTATCTAAAGTAATTTTTAATACTTTAGCAGATTTTTGAGTTATGCCTGCCCACGAAATAATACCAGGAACAACATGCCCAGTCTCTGGGTCACAAGAATAGACCCAATTTTCTTTTCCATCTTTATATTCTTGTGTTAATTCTGTTAGATTTAAAGTTCTACCATCTAATAATGGTACTTTGGAGTCCATAGCTAAACATCCGCCTGGTAGTATCTCAACTGATGATCCTCTACCGTTTTCGGTTTGTGGAAAGAAAAAGTCCTCGTTCATGGAGATCGGATTATATGATGTATCCATCATTGAATTTCCATTTCCAGATTGACTTGGCATTCTACGTTGATGTACTTCGTTTTTAACACGTTCAACAAACGCCATAGCTAAATGACTTGGCATATTGCCTACATCAACTTTAAATACACGTCTTTCTGGAGCACGTTGCAAACGATAAATTATTACAGCATCTTCTAATAATTCTATTTGTTTGAACACCTTAAAAATAGTTTCAAGCACAGAATTACCAAACGGCCAGGCTATATCTAAACCTTCTGCTAAACTAAGATGTACAATATGTTCTGCATTTATTACAGCTTCGTTTTTACTATTTGAGAATCTAGACCCGCCGGTTTGCACCGAAGCTTGGGAAGGAGATGTATACGAATCGGTTGCCCCACCAATCTGTGGCTGGTTCATGTAAGTATCAGAGGTTGTTACTGCCGTAACAGTTAGATTTTGCAGATTGGGATTAAGGTCCTTGATTGCATATTGTTCTGGAGATTTTCCGTCTGATTCATTTACTATAACCTTAGTAACTTTTGACATCTCAACCCATAATAATTTAAATGTTTCTGGATCACGCACAAATACTTGATCTCCATATTTTATAACATTACGGAATAACTTAAATATACGCTTGTCAAATTGGTTTAATTTATACCATTGTTTAAGTTGGTCTTTGATTATTTTAAGCTCATTGTCGGTTGGTTTTTCATTAAATACTAAGTCAAATGCTGTTCCGTTTTCAATATTAACTTGTGTGGAGAACTCAGCTAGAATATCTAATGCTGCATTTACTAATTCGTGGGCATCCATCTGTTCATATTGATTATATCTAGTTACTCTATTTGGATGCCCTATATAAACATCAGGTAGATTACTTTGATAATTTTTCATACCAAAGGATCCTCCTGTTGCACTACTAAATCCATTTATCGGACTAATGTTGCCATTAGACCCAAAATTTGGCGACTTGAAGTGTTTTTTCCATGACATATATTTTTAATCCTTTAGTTTAGTACCATTGTCAACAATGCTAGGAGAATACACCCAAGACGATTGTCCACAATCCCATATACGGTCGTATCCAAGTTCTTGCATCATTTCCCACCCTGTTAAATTTTTATTTTCTATAAGATTAGATATCTTATGTTTTTGAAATTTCATACGATTAAACCTATTTTTATAATCTGTGTAAGTATACCCTATGGTAGTTGCTACGTTAACAAATTTAAGATCTTCATATAATTTCCCATTACTCCATCTCAAATCGCAATAACTAATAATATTTTTTGGATTAAAATGCTTAACGTAATATTTAAATAGTTTACTGGCACCACCAACTATAATATAACTTAGTTTATTGCAGAAACGTAGTAATTCTATAGACTCTTCATTTTTAAACCTAGCTTTACCAAAAGACATAAACGACACTATTTGATCTTCATAGTATAAACCTAGTGCTATTGTAGATCCTACTGAACCCTGTAAATGATTAGCATTTAAAAACTCTGTTTGCTCTTTTTTACCTACTACACGGATTTGACATTTACGTGCGTAAATTTTTGTAGACATACCTAGAGCATTTTTTATTTTACTTATTACAATATCTTTCTTATATATCCATTCATCGCTAAAAATAGTAAGCAACGTAATACCGCGTTTGATACACTCTATGCGCTTTAATGAATGATATTTTGAGTCTCTCCCAGAAGATAATTCGGAATGCCAATAAAGGCCGTCGTATTCAATAGCTAAATTAAATTTTGGTATAAAAATGTCTAATTCTTTAGGTGCTATAATATTTCTACTATTAGAAATATATTCCACTTGTAAGGAATCTAAAAATCGACATAATTCTTCCTCCTCTTTGCTTTTATCCGGCTGTTTATATAAATGATGCACCTGATGTTTTTTATTAAAATATCTCAAATATGTATCCCCAATACCTAACTTTTCACAAGCTTCAGCTCTGGTTAAACCAGTAATAATTTTTGAAAACATTGCATAGTCATTTAAACAATCCATTACTTCTTTTCCAATATGTATCTGCATAGACGCAGATACACCGTGCAATTTTAATAAAGAACTTCTTCTATTATTAGTAATAGCTATTATCTCTTCTTCTGATCTTTGTGCTAACGTATTCCTAAACTTCTTATTTATTGTAGTAGCCTGCAGCGGAAACTCTGCACCGTACTTCTTTAAGTTAGTCGCTTTGACCTTTTCTTGCTGTGCCTTTACCTTCATATGATGTATTTCGCCGTATTTTTCTAAACAGGCGCGTTGTCTATTTTCTTTAGATTCTCTACTATATGATTTACAATTAACCCCTAACTTACATGTTCGTCTATACCCAACATCAACCGAGGTGAATACACAACTATTACCGCAGGCACATATATGTTTATTATTACCGATCGATAAGTAGTATTCTTCAGATAATTTATACCTTGCCGAAGACTTACACTTACTCCCTAGTTTACAATAATCATGATATCCAGACGTATATGTATAAAATTCTCGTTTATTGCCACATTTGCATTTAAGAGGACGTCCATTTTTAACTATATATACCATTTCTGACATATTTTTTGGGTTATATTCTATAGTGATAGTAGATAACCAATGTAATAATTCTTTATTATTACGTATTGACATCATTGCAGCACCAATCGGTTTTGATTCTAAAATAAAGTTTAAAATGTGTTCCATGTAGTTATTTATGCATTTTTAAGCCACACCTATATTAATTTTATTCAACATACTATGTTGATCTTGGTTTACATCCAATAATTTCTTAAATATAGTAGAATGTTCTTCAACTACCTTCATTTGTTTATTTAACAATTCTGTTACCTTTTTCAATTCGGATAACATTTGACTTTCTATCTTCTTAGATTCTATATCTCTAGTATTCGCTGTATTTTTACTATCTGTCGTAGTAGTATCATTACTGGCAGACGGGCTAGACATCATATTATTAACTTTAGAAGCAATAGATTTTGATTCTACTACAGGGTTAACCCCACCTAATACACCCGAAGAATTACTTGTTGTGGGTGTTGATCCTGTAACAGCATTGGATAATTTATCCCAAAGCCCAGTAGCCGATGCAGCAGCCATTTGTGTAATACTTGGCATACTGTCTGACACTTTTTTCATAGCTTCTGCCACTTTTACTAACTTTATAGGATCTAATGCCTCAAATTGTTTTAAACCATCGGTTACATTAGAGAAACCTCCCTTGCCCATTAATAAGCTAGCTAATGCACCTCCCATGCCAAACGGCAACATTGATGCTCCTAACGCTGTCATACCAATAGCTAACCCTGCAAGTTTTAATGGATTCACAACCGATAAAGACAAAATACTAGATGCTAAAGATTTAATTACTGTGGATGCTGATATACCTATATCTACTATAACTTGTCCTATTCCTGTAAAAATAGAATTAAACATTTTACCTAAAGGTTCTAGTGCAGGCCCTGCCATTTCTAATCCTTTTCCTAGCGATAGGAAGAATGCCGACGTTGCTACTGTTAACGCTAATATTACAGGAATGGCAGGTGTGAATGATGTTAAACCAGATGCAATACCCGATAATATTCCTCTAATACCACCTCCTGCCCCTGCACCAGCAGCACCTATACTTTCCGCTTCTTTAGCAATATTTCCTAACGCTCCTGCACCCGCCGATGCAGATTTTCCTGAGCTTACTGTTGAAGCAGCTACATCCCCCACAAGTGTCGGAGCTTTTTTACCTTTACTGAGCATACCTCCCATTATAACAGGCAATAATAACGTCGTAGGGTCTAATGATGAAATTAATCCAAGTAACCCATCTTTTACAGTTTTAACAACATCGCTCTTACCAGAAAACGCATCATGTAAAGCCGTAAATGCTTTTGACATTTCTTCTGTTGCTTTTGTAACTGCAGATGCAAACAATGGTAGAGCCTCTATTACTAATTGCTGTTGTTGCAGTAACATGTTTTGTGAAGCAGACATTAAACCAGCGGCCATATCTGATCCTTCTTTACCTGCTTTTACACGATCATCTATTACGTTACTTGCATCCTCTATGTTCTTAGTATATTGCATCGATGATTTATTTAAGTCGAGCAATACTGCATTTACTCCATCTGCCACACCTCCCGATGCTATTGATATAGCGGTATTATTCATAGTTTGTTCGTGTATGGTCGCTGCGGCATCTTTTTGTATTTGAGCTCCTTTTATTGCAGACATTGTGCCATCTTTTACCGCTCTATATTGTGCATCCCATTTTGCTTGGATAGCAGGCGATAGTGCTGATGCGGCAGCCAAGTCAGTACTAATAACATGGCCATATTTCATCTTTTCTGTTAATGCTCGCATATCTGTTTCACTCATAGAATGCTGCATTTCTTGAAATTTCATCCTATCAGTTTCTGACATAGCATTTATTTGTTGTTGCATAAAAAGATTATCGTTTGCCTTTTGTATTGATGCCTGTTTTGTTTTTGCATCTTCCCCTGTCAAACTTGATAGTAATTTTAGATTTTTAGCATATTCTTGTGTTTGTTCTGCTATCTCTTTAGGTGCAGCATTTAATTTACCGCTAGACCCTGCCATTATTGCCATTGTTTTAGCTGTTAAATCTGCTTGATCTTCCATACTTAAACCCAATGCAAACATGCTATTTCTAAAACCTTCTCCTCCCGCTTTCATAGAAGCGGCCATCTTCTTACTACCTTCTGCTACCGTTAACCCAGAATTAGCAAAGATTTCTTTATTTGCTGACACAGCATGTGAGAACTGATCCATAGTCATACCACCATCAGAAGCAGCCGTAATCATTCCTAGCATACCTTCGGTATAAACAGCACCAACATTGTTCATTGTTTTAAAACTATCAAGTAATTGATTAGTCTTTGTAACCATAATATTAATAGCGGTAATAGCTAATTCCGATAAAGCTTCAGTAGCTTTTCCTGTAGCTTCACTAAATTTTGTTATCACTACCCCTATTACACCTGTAACACCTTTCATATGAGATAATGATGTGCCTAAACTTGCGCCAGCTGAGGTAATACCTTGAACTGCGCCACTAGCAGCTTTAACACTAGCAACTAATACCTCTCCTCCTATAGAAACACCGCTACTACTGTCCATAAAATGCTTGGTTAGAGATAACACTGTATTCCCTAAACCTTTTAATGTCCAGCCTAATCCATATACCATTAATGATGCATGTTGTGCTTTTTTGTGATTCTCTAATTCATTTTCTGCAGTATTTATATTATTCTGAAGATCTCTTTTTTTTGAGGAATCAGTTTCGTCAGAATACGCTTTTTGTAATTTCTTTATATTATCAATTTGATTTTCGCTTTCCCTACTGGCGGCATTAATTGCTTCTGACCATGTCCCAGTATGTAATGCTGCTGTTTTAAATTGAGCATTTAATTTCTTTAAATTTATTTGAGCATCGTACTGCTGTAACAAGAGCTCTTTCTGTGCTAAAAAGGCGGATTTAGATAGCTTGTTATCTTTTAATTTTTCTATATTACTTTCATGATTGAGCTTTGCTTGCTTTGCCATTTCTCCTGACAGGCGAGAATAAACAGCGTCAAAAGCTATTTGAACTTCTTTAATACTTTGTATAATTTCGTCACTAGACAGTGTGTCAGCCATTTTATAATACCCTATGTTTATGCGGTATAAATACAATATGCCGCATTACTTTATTTATAGGAAAAAATATGTCAGAAATAGCATTTAATCCACTAACACGTCATTTTCGTCAACCAGCATTATATATAGAACTTACAAGTAAAGGTAAGTTTTGGAAAGAAGGTTCACTTATACCAACCGAAACCGACAAATATCCAATTCTACCTATGACCGCTAAAGACGAGATTATTCTTAGGACACCCGATGCATTAATTAATGGCACAAGTGTAGTACAGGTTATTCAGTCGTGCTGTCCTAATATCAAAAATGCATGGGATATGCCAAGCGTAGATGTCGATACTACACTTATTGCTATACGTTTAGCAAGTTACGGCGAAGGAATGACGGTAACAGCAAAATGTCCTAAATGCAATGAAGAACACGATTATGATATTGATTTAATGAAAGTACTTGCATCTGTTAAAATGCCCGATTATAGTCAAACTATTACTACTAATGACGGACTAATTATTACATTCAAACCATTGTCGTATGCACAAGTAAGTAAATCAGGCAATATACAGTTTGAAGAAGAAAAGTTAATACAAGCATTATCTAATCCGGATTTAGACGAAACTATACGAACAGTTGAATACGAAAAACATGTAGCTAAAATGATACAGATGAATAACGATAATGTAACTAATTGCACGTTTAGCATTACTGCTGACGGAATCGAGGTAACCGACCCTGCATTTATCGCTGAGTATTACCAAAATGCCGAATCTACAGTACTAAGGAAAATACAAGAAAAGATTAAAGAATTTGCAGACATAGTAAGTATTAAGCCAGTAGCTACTTTATGTACTGCATGTGATACAGAGTTTAATCTTAATGTAGAGTTTGATTATTCTCATTTTTTCGCCAAAGGCTTCTAACTCTCACTAACGACGAAATTATCTCCGCGTTAAATCGGTACGAGAAAGATATAAAAGCCATAAAAGATGAGATACTTAGATTGTGTTGGGCAATGAGAGGAGCAGTTACATATGATGATGGTATGTTACTTAGTACTCAAGAACGTGAACTAATAGGTAAGATTATAGAAGATAATATGAAAATCACGCAAAAGAGTGGTTTACCATATTTTTAATCCATTTAGAGCAGAAAACCCTGTGATCTTTAGACGCAGGGATGAATGCGAATTTTAATTGAACAATAATTTTACTTACTCTTTTATGAATCATAAATTCATATAGCAATCCGTCTACGGATTAGTATTATTTCGTGGCCATACTTGGGCGATCGATAGCACAACTAATGACAAAAGCGACACAGCACCTAATTAAATTATACAATACATCAATTACTTGATGAGCAATACCAGTTTTGTAACAAATATCACACGCAACCGGTGATATAGGAATAAAATACCACCGGCCTTACAGAAAATGACTGTTAAAATCGAGAGATCTGGTATATGTTTGCCAGTTAGACATGGGAGTAGGCAAGCCGCACGTGATCTTTACAGTCGTGCGATAGTTGACAAGTTAACAACCATGTAATATTAAAACCTGTAAATTAATTTTTATGGGTTCTTTTTTGATATTTGCAATTTAGAAAACCAAGATAAGGTATGCCAAAATACATTTAATTTCTAATACTTCTTTGTTGAGCTTACGCTCAACAGCAATTTCATTCCGCTTTCGCTTACACTCAGCTACATTTATTGCTTATTTTTCTTTCTTATTATATTTTAAATACTTTATTAATATATGTTATATTTTGTTTTGCTTTTGCTTTGCTTTTGCCTGTTGTTGACGACTCTCTGTGGAGAATTGCTCATAATTTGCCCATTTAGAGCAAATTATGATTGGGTTACCTCTCTCTGTAGGAGTCATCACCATACTCAACTAAAAGAGATTATAAGGACGACTTCCTTACACGGAGGTGGTTGACCGGTACCCCCGAATTACTCTAGACTTGTCATATCAACGGTTGCTAATAACCCCTAGTTGGCGAAGTTATATCACATGTGGTTGCTTTTTCTCAGTGCCACAATCGTTTGGTTTTTTACGTTAAAACCTGTCGTGTTCCACCTAAGAATCCGACGGCACAGCCTAACTGTACAGCCTCAATAGGAGATAGCCAACGCTACCCACACCTGGGAACTTTTTCTAACTAAGCTAATGTTCAGGATAAATACTTGTAGCTGACATTGTCTGTTAATGTTAGAGCTGTTGGATACTGATTATATCGCGAACAGCATTTTTTATGACTTGGAGATGGTCTCAAGGGTAAAACTTAGAAATGTTGTAAAGAGTTGGTCTCAATGATTATTAGTATGATGCTTAGAGTTGGTCTCTGTTGTATGTGTAACTATTTATACTACTGCGAATCTAAAACGAAGAACATATCGTCCGTTTGGTTAAGAAAGTCTTTAAATCTATATCCAAACATTCCGTTATATAATAATATAGGTTGTAGATGTGGTACATTATTACTTACGAAACATATTATATCTGTACCGTTGTATTTAATTATTAACAATACAGCTAACTTTGCATTTTTTGCGTCTTGTGTTGCTTGAGAAATCCATTCATCCCATTGTGTTACTTTACCTTTAACTATACTTGCAAACGAAGGGCCTGATTTATATGCCTTACATTCTACGGAAAATTTAAAATTTTTAGGACATAATAAATCTCCAAAATTGGCATGATCTGTATCATGCGTTTCTATACGCTTTTGATTTGTGGCTCCCCAATACGATCCGGAATCCGGATTACGTCGAAACGATTTTTCTATTCTGGTAACTGTTTTAAACCGTTCAGATAGAGTTAAGCTTACTGCTCTTTCAAAGGAATTCCCCTTATTTTTTCCGTTGACTTTTGTAGAAGTCATTTCTTAATATTAACTCTATTAGAATAAGGAGCATTTATTTTGGTAGTAAGTGTACGAACTTTACCAGATAACTTTATTTGCCACTTACCGAAAGATAATATAGCATCGGCAATACGATCAATAAACTTAACCGACTTACACTCTGATTTATCTTCGATATTATTTAATTTTAACCAAATATCTTTGGTAGCTTTAACATTGCCTTGCTGTAGTTCTGTTGTTAACTGTGCTTTATTAGCTTCCAGTTGAACTTCATACGCAGATAGTTGTTTTGACATAGTAAACCTTAATTTATAATAAGATATAACGGCGTGAGCCGTTATATCTTATTTTGTGGCTTTTGCTTCTTTAGCTGAATTTTTAGCTTCTTGAATTTCAGCACGACGAGATTTGGTTAATTTACCAATTTCCCCAAGTGCCTTTCTAGCTCTGGCACCAGCGGCTGCTACGCCTTTTACTGTAAACTTTTCATGTTCTGCTTTATATTGCTCTACAGCATCGAGTATATCTTGATGTGTTGTTGTATTCATATTTATTGTCCTTTTAAAAATCTTTACTTGTTTGTAACATTAGTTATCCGTAGATTGCGGAAGGGTAAAACTTTAAATAAACTCACCCCCTTTTTCCTGGGATTTTTGAAACGGTAAGTTTGATACTATTGTCATATATCCTCCATTGGTTGTTACGACATAAGTATTTATGCCGCAAATGCAGGAGAAAAATATTTTTACTTATCCCTTTCTAACGTTTCGTCAGTGTCAATCCACGACGTAAATCCACCCGATTTTACTACACGCAAAATATTTCCAACACGACTAGTTAGTTCGTCCCTATGTGAGATTAACCATATACCTTTAAATGTATCTCGTGCCATACGTTTTAGTATACCCATGGCGTTCTCTACACCGTTAGGATCCAAACCCCCGTCCAATATTTCGTCGATCATTAACAGATTAATCGGTTGATACAATGACTCGTATACGTCACGGAATGCTAACGATAATGAGATTATAATACGTGTTGCTTCTCCTCGACTACAATTATCGAAATCTAAATCTCTACCAAGTTCTTCTATAGTTACAGACAAATCGTTCTCGAAGACTACAGTGTGAGGTAAACCCATCTTATCTAGATAATGCGATAACCGAGAGTTTAAGTAGGTTAAATTTTGATCAATAATACGCTTACGTATAAAACTATCTTTGTTAGTTAGTAATTTAAGTAAAAACTCTTGATGATCCTTTAACTTAGTAGTATCGTTTATAATTTGATAATTTACTTCGGCTAATGCGGTAGTTTCCATTTCTGTAATTTGTTCTGAGAAAGGATTATCGGTTGAAACTTTATCCTCCAGTTGGCGTTGTAAATGACTTACTGTTGTTTTATGATGTGTTGCTTCCTCAACTTTGTTATAATATGTTTTTGGTTTTGCGCATAAAACACCTATTGAGTTTAATCCCTCTTTAACTTCAGAAATATATAACGTATGTTCTTTAGACTTAGATTGGTGTTCTTCTAATAGAGATATCTTAGAAGATAATAACTGTTCTTGCGTGGTATTATGTATATCCTGACCGCAAGAGTGACACTTATGATTCATTAGATTTTCTATCTCAGGCAATAATTTAGTTAGACCTTTCTCTTCTCGATCAAGGTCTTTTTGTGCCCTAGATAAAGCAATATCTAGATCTGTAATGTCCTTTTTCTTTTGATTATATTCGTTTAGTAATTGATGAGAAGTAAGTTCAGCGTCAATATCAACTTTAATTAATTCTTCTAATTCAATAGACAAGGCGTTAATTTCTGTATTATGCTTTGCTTGCCAAGATTGTTGTCTACGTTTTAATGATTCTATTTGCTCGTCTATTTTCTTGTTTGCTTCTACAGTAGCAGAAATACGATATTCTTCACTTGTTATTAAATCTTTAGATTTTTTAACCTGCTCTTTAATTAACTCTGCTTTTTCGCTTAGTGCTGTAATTCCAAGTAATTGTTCTATAATAGAACGTTGTTCGCTTACTTTTAAGCGTAAAAAGGGTTCAGTATAAGTGTTTAGAGCAACAATATGTCTAAACATGTCGTGAGACATATCTAATATCTTATTGATCTCATGTTGAGTTTCTCTAGAGTCTCCTTGTGCATCGTCGTCTTTAGCTTCAAATGCTGTATCCCCTTTGTATAGTTTTAATATACCGGGTCTACGTCCGCGCTCAATCCTATATATAATACCATCTTTTTCAAACTCAACTGTAACTAACATATTCTTACCGTTAGTACGATTTATTAAGTTGTCTTTTTTGATATTTGATATAGCTTGGCCATATAAAGCATAACTAAGAGTTTGTAAAATAGTTGAGTTGTGCGACACAATGTCATTGGCATAAAATTCATGTACATCAGCTACTTGAAGATCATATAGATCTTCGACTAAATCTAATTTACGTAACGTTTGAATTTGTTCGTATCCAGTTGTAGTTTTAATAGATGAACTTAGATCTAACTTATATGTTTCGACCCACTTATCATCAGACAAAAGTAGATGATTAGGGGAACATTCTATGAGTTTATTATTTACCGTTGTTACTTGCATGACTGCAGAGTCATATGCAGTAACATCTGCAAACTCAATAGTTTTATACCCAAATTGTGTCCGAACATCTAATTGGCCTATTTCATCTGGATAAGAATTATAAAAATCTACTACGTCTTTAATTGTGCATTTCATCATGTAACCCATTCAAATAATTATCAATTTCTGTTGTGGTTTTTAACAGTATATAGCATTAAATAGTTGTTGTTTCTTTAGCATTTTAATTTGATACTCTTTATTGTTAGTAAACATCGGATATATCTCGATATGTCATTAATAAAAAATCGTACCGCATATTAGAGTTAGGGTAGTACTCGACAATCTTTATTATAGCCATCTTCTTCTGTTTGTGTAGAAGAAGTGAAATAGCATAATTTTCACTAACCGTAACGATGCGGAAAAGCTATAAATTTTTCTTATTTTGCATAAATAGTTTAAATTTTTCTTCAGTTTTAATATTTTTAAACGTAATGTCTATATTAGTGCCTCCACGAAGGCATTTTCCGGTACCATTTCGACTTCCAGAATCTTCCCCACCCAAGTCAACATTTTCGCCTAAGACTAGCGTTAATTCGTTACGGTTTAAAGTTATAGCTTGCGAGCAATTTCCAATAGATAGGAAATTCTTTGATGTTATTGATAAGATATTTAGTGCCATTTATTATAGGTTCCTATATATACTAAGTAAAAACTTTGGGTCGTAATGATCGCTAACAATATTAGTTAATTCCTCACTTACTATAGTGTCCACAGATTTGAACTCTATATTTCCGGGCTGTATATCACCTCCCTCAGTGGCTTTCTTAATAGGTAGTAATGATATTTCTCGTAAGCTGTATTTCCCTGCAAACTCTTCTTTAATAAAGTTTGATTCTTCGTAAGAAATGTCAATATCTACATTGACGCGAACATGCATCTGTGGTTTCAATATGGTTTCGGCATTCTGTATAAGGTTACTTAACGTAAATACACGATATTTAGGTTGATCTAACCAAGAATGAAACTTTGGTTCCTTACCCCATTCTAATATCATACAACCGCGCTCATCATCGCCAGCATCTCCGTAATTATGCGGAAAACAATTGCCAATATATGTGATATTGGTTCCTGTTTGACGTTTATGAAAATGCCCACTATACACAGATTCAACACCTTTGAAGTGATCTTGTTGTATCTCTCCTGAGTCTGGCATTTGCACCATAGCATTCATATAAAAGTGCGGTAACTCAAAATGCCCAAAACAATACTTAGCACTTATCTTTTCTATCTTTTTATGCTCGTCTTTAACTAGCCAAGGTACTATAGATACATCTCCTTGTTTGAAGAAATTATTAACAATGTTAATATTTGGTATATGTTTTGCCCATTCTGCGCTTTGGATGTCTCTTCTATCCCTAAAAAAGAGATCGTGGTTACCAGGTATAAAATAAGTTTGGTTAAATGTTTTTGATAGTAACTCTAAACCTTGTACTGCATAATTCATAGTGCGTAGGTTCATTGTAGAACGGTTATTATGGTAATCGCCTAAAAAGAAACAAGTTTCACAACCTTGTTCTTTACCTAATTTACACATCCAATTAATAAAATCAATACAGTCTTTATTATGAAGCTCACTATTGGTCTTCAAACCTAAATGTATATCTGTGAAAACTATAGCTTTTTTGAATAAATTACTCATTTATCTCCCGTTAATAACATTACTATAATATATTACATTATTGATATACTAGATATCAAGATTTCTGGTAACTTATTTAGTCATCTTAAATACTAATTGCCCACAATCCCATCCTCGATAATAACCATTATTGTTCATATTGTCATTGGCTGTTAGATTGGCATCAAATATTGGTAACCGGTCTTTCAACAAGTGTTTTTGCCATTGTTGTCTAGATCCAACAGGATAACCATTATGTATATATACATATCCGGGTGAAGTAATATGCGTTTGTTTGAAATTTAATCGAGTATATACGTTCCCATTTGAGAAACGTCGTTGACAATAACTAATTAAAGTATCTCCGTCAACCATAAAATTCTTTTTAAAGTAAGATAGTATTTTTGAAGCACCACCAATTACAGCGTTACCTCTTTTTGCAGCTAACCGTAATAACTCCCAATTAACATTTTTGTTATATCTACTTCTACCAAAAGTACCAATTATTAATAATTGATTAGTAGAATCATATAGTCCAATATTAACTTTACTCTGACATGATCCTTGTATGTGATTATTGATTAGGAATAATTTTTTGTCTTCATTATTAACAACGTCAATAGATAATTTTCGTGCAAATACTTTAGACGCTAATCCTAACTTATGTTCAACCTTGCTAATAATTAGATCCCAGTTTCCGTTTAGTTCCCAATCCCAGAAGTGCCATAACTCATACCCTGCCGCATTTGCTAATATTGTTTTATTCAGATGATAGTTTGGGTCGGACTTCATTTCTTCGGAATGCCAATACGCACCGTTGATTTCAATACCCAACTTGATATCAGGAAAAACTATATCTATTTCTAATGGTTTAATTATTAACCTATTTTTAAGTTGTATATTGATTCCTAAAGCTGTGAAATGTGATAAAAACTTTTTCTCTAAGTATGTAGTATTATACCTTTTAATATCTATGTTAAAATGTCGAAAAATATTACATAAGTAACTAGGCGAAATATTAAGCACATCACTCAGCTCGCCAATGCATAAAGATTGATTTTGTTCATATAACCAATCTTTATTTGTGATTTTATCATATACACCAGGAGCCCAATGTTGATCTTTTCTAGTTTTGATTGATTTAGATTTAATACTATTATCTTGCATAACAAAATCAACACCGTAACGATCTTGACATGTATTCTTTGCTTTCTGTTGAGTTTCTTGTAATTGCATAGGAAATTCCGTGCCATATTTCTGTAAACATGAATTTCTTATTGTCTGGATTACTGTTGGCGCAGAAAATGCTTGATCTACACCATAACGTTCTTGACACGTGTCCTTCATTTTTTGCCGTATAACGTCTGATTGAGCAGGGCGTTCAACACCATACCTCTCTAAATTTGTTTCTTTAGATTTTTGTAAATATTCTTCTGTTTGACTATAGTGTGTCTTGCCAAATTTTTCTAAGGAGGTGTTTTCTACCTTATCCTTCCATTCAGCTGTCTGAGAAAACCATTCAACGCCGTATTTTTCTAATGATGTTTCTTTTCGTTGAACTTCGGTATATACCGCAGTACATCTTTTAGAACAGTATTTTCTATAATCTCTTTTATCTGGATGCCATTCTAATAAGTTACCACACTTACATGTTGGTATAAGGTCTGTCCGAAGCTCGTAATGATGTAATATTTGACGAGGTAGAATAATACCTTTTTGATAATAATGTTCTAAATCTAACCATAAGATTGATTTTTTAAGTATCTGTAGATTAAGATAATATAGAGATTTTAATCTAGTTAATTCGGTTTCATTAATAAATGTCATAATTATAGTGATTCCTCAAAAGACTTTAGAGCAAGCGTAAAGGTTAGATACTTGCGGCTTGCTCTATTATCTAAAAATTATTCTTCGTAATGCCCGCCGCCGTCCGATGAAATATGTCCCCCTCCAGACATTTGTCTACTAAAACTAGGCGATAATCCATTTGCTTCTAATATATCATCACGTATGTTTTGGCTTTTCTTTTCTACATTTAATACTCCGCAGAATGAATTCTGTAGTATCCGTGTGAAATAAGCAAATGGGTTATTAGACATCGCCTCATTAAATTGTAAGCCAACCATAGTTAGTTGTAGTAATGATTGTGATCTCATCTCCTCTACATAAGTGTTGCCAGTTAAGTAAATCGTATTGTTACGTCGAGCCATAAAGCAGCCGTATTCGGTTTTGGGGCACCATACCATACCTTTATAATCAACGGTTGGTTGATTTTGATCTCCGTTTAAGTTGCTTAATGTAACATTGTGTCCGAAACTTATAGAACTTGCTTTAGATGAAATTGCAACTTTAGAAAGAGCTAAACTAAGATTTTCATCAAGCTCCAATTGTGAATAATTGCCTGATAATATAATAGTGTCGGTGTTTAGTATGTGATTAACTTTAATTAAGCCTCTATCTGTTACAAATTTATGTTCTGGTGTAACTAGAGCATCAATAACGTCCGACGTTAGATGGTGCATTTTGCCATCAAACTCGTCACGAAAAATTGATTTTATACTTGACCATTTTAAATCACCTTCCGAATAAGATAGTATGGTATCATCTTCGTTAATTTGATCAATCCCTAACCAACCACGTTTAGTTAATGCTTCGGTTTGGTCGTCAACACAGTACCCTCTCCAGTTAGATCTAGTTGAATAGCGTTCGCACAGTTTTATAAACATAAGAGCTAGTTTATTAGTAATCTGCCCATGATCTTTAGAAAATTTTCCAGTAACTAAATCACCTTGCCAATGACTTTTTCCTATTAGCTCAGGTACAAAATTCTCATCTAAACGATAATGATGATAGGGAGGGAAATTAACACGGATGTACTTAGTTGGTGCAGGAGGAAGAATATCTGGAATAGCTGCATCATATTCGGTTTCTGTAATAATTAAATCCTCAACAACGTCGTCGAAGATAATCTTGTTCTTTTTACCCTTAGCTGCCTTTGGCTTTGCTGCAGGCGCCTCTGGAATATGATCCCAAGTCATTACTCTAAAAACAACATCGTGAGGAGATACATATTCTGGACCAATGACAGTTACATCTGATTTAGATGCATTAGCATTTACTAATAAATATTCTGCTTGAGCAATCTTAGTTAGTCTATCAGCGCGTGCTAGTCTACCTTCATCTACGTTACGTAACACGTCATCTATTGTTTTAACAATAATATCGTAGTCGGCGTATTCGGGTTTATTATAACTACTGTAAGAGGACTTACTTTTATGTATTTCTTTCATTAAATCTTTATTATTTAAGTAATTTTGTCTTTTGACAACCATATGGATGATTCCTTATTTTAGGTGGTATGATTTTGAACCTTTCTTCAGACACATATCATTGTGTGTCATGAGGTGGATATTGATTGTTTGATACTTTACTATTTATTAGGAATACATGTTGAGGTCTTTAATATATGTATTTTAATATACGTATATTATATATGGCATAAATATATAAAAGCAAGTAAAAGGATTAAAATATTATGGATTTTGGTAATCTTGGTAGTTCAATAAATACTACCTTATCTAGTGTTAAAGATAAGGTAGCGGGGTCTCTAGGTGATGTTGCTAGCAAGGCTAGTGCATCATTATCTAACCTTGCCAAGGGATTAGGATCAATGCCCCCCAATTTAAGTTCGGCTAGATTAGCAGCTTCTGGGTTATTAAATGGTGCTAGCGCAAGTAAAAAGACAAGTTGTGGAACTCCGTCGTATTATACTACCAATAGTAAATCAGAAGTAACTCCTACAGATTGGCGTTTAACAGTAGGTATATCAGGAGAGTTTAATTATTTTTATAATGATGATAATAACCTACTAATGGAACCATTACAAGCAACGCAAGGGGTAACTTTTCCAGTAACACCTCAAGTACAATTAACTCATACTGCTAAGTACTCCCCGCAGTCGTTAGTTCATAGTAATTATGCGATGCAATTTTACGAAGGTAGCGAAATAGGCGCAATTAATATAACAGGGGAATTCCCTATACAGAATATTATAGAAGGTCAATACTTACTAGCATCTATCTATTTCTTTAGATCAGTTTCTAAGATGTTTTGGGGTTCAGAAGACCTAGCCGGAACTCCTCCGCCGATGTTATATTTAAGCGGATACGGGGATAGTTACTTGCCGGACGTGCCGTGTGTATTAACCTCGTTTATGCATTCCATGCCAGAAGATAAGGATTATATAGAAATACCAATGTCTTACGATAAAACATCTACTACTTGGTTGCCTACATTGAGCACTATACAAATTACGCTTCAACCGATATATAGTAGGACTGCTGTTTCTGACTTTAATATGAAAGATTTTTCCAATGGAGAGTTGTTGTCAGGGGGATATATTTGATGAAAACACAATATACAGCTTCTAGTCCGTATTATACAACTGTTAAACATGGGCAATTCTTAGATGTATTAAATTATAGACCTATTTCTAAAAAAGCATCCGATCAACTGTTTACTATTAGTCATGTTTATAATTTAAGACCAGATTTACTTGCATACGACCTATATAAAAACGCGGGGCTATGGTGGGTATTTGCAGCTAGAAATCCAAATTCATTAAAAGATCCGTTATTTGACTTTGTAACGGGAAATTCTATATACTTACCGCAATTATCTACATTGAACGCTGATTTAGGAATATAATGGAATATCAGAATGAAATTAAAGCAAGTGCAACAGGGCTATCTTCTCCAGTAACATTAGACACCTACGATCAAGGAAAAACATTACAATATAGTACTTATGACCCGGTAACCGGAGTAGGAGTATCCGGTACTGTAGGGGATACAGCACAAGCTGAAAAAAATAATGCACGAGACCAAAGATATATATCTGAATGCATTGCAGACAGTGCAAATATACAAGCTAGAATAGACGCAACACCGGACAAGAAACATGCAGGTGACCAAGCATTGCTTGAACGTAATAACAATCTAATCGCTGAATATACGGGTTCTATCAACACCCGTAATAAAGTAGTTGCAGATTTTCCAAATATACAAAAACAGTGGGACGATTCACACGCTGCACCACAAGTACCAATAGTACCTATTACTGCCGCAAATAATATATCCACGGCGACAGATCAAACCTCTAATACTACCGCGGGTACAGCAACAAAGAATGCAGATGGGACAACATCTACCCCTATGCCAACAGATGCGGTTGCTAAATTATCAGATACTAATGCTGTTGTATACGTAGCACCAGACCCATCTACTAAATCTAACCCAGTAGAATTAAAGCCTGCAGAAGCTACCCCTATTGTTACAGAAGACGTTGCATCTACTCCTATCAATAATAAAACAAAAATTGGTTCAACTGATTCTAATCTATTAGATTTATCTAATGTTACAACTAATGTATTACATGATTATGCATCATATACTTATGGCTTAACATTAGCTGCAATGACTAAGGACGAGTATAATACATTTGTGGATAGTCCCACTGGCGATTATACGCTAAACAATGTTATGATAGCAAGTGCTGGTAAATGGTGGGGCGACACAAAAGAATCGGCACGTAGTCCATGGTTCAATGAAGACTTTTTCTTTGAGAAGTTAGAATTTGAAACTGTAATAGGGGGAGACCCCAGAGCACGAAATACCAACGTATTAACTGTGAATTTCTCTATTATAGAACCATATGGTGTTACATTTCTAAACAGATTAATGGCTATGTCTGATGAAATAAATGATAACGTTACTGGTAACAAGTCTACTGATAACCCATATATGTTACAGATAGACTTTTATGGGTACTCAGATCAAAATTTCAGTGATCCGGGTGCGCCAAAACAAGGAGTTCCAGAATTAATACCGGGGATATCTAAGAATATAATAATACAGCTACTATCAATTAAATTTAAAGTTAATACTAAAGGTGCAGAGTACGAAATTGCTGCTGTTCCCTATTCACATCAAGCATATAGCGAAAGTGTAGGAAACACGCCTATTAGATTAGAAGTATCAGCAAAAGATTTACAGGAGTTCTTTTTAACTAAGTCTGGTGCTCCGGCTTATGAACCCCTTGCTGTTGAAAAACTTACTATTAAGAATAAAGTAGTCAATGATGCACAAACAAGAACAATCACTACCTTACAAATACAAGATAATAATCGTGCTAAACTAACTGATCCAGAAGCAATAAAACGTAACTTAGCTGAGCGAGCTGTTATGGAGAAACAACTTAAATCTGGTCCTGGAGGAGAGGATTCAGCTAAGGCAATTTCAGAACATAATTCAACAGATACGTCAGTTAACAGTTATACTGGTGCTGTTAATTCCTGGTGGAGGTCTACATATCCAAAAGAAAAACAAAAATATGCTGATATTATTCGGTTTGTATTTAGTCCGCCGGCCAATAGCGAAACCTCAACGAATGCAGAGGCGTTATCTCAATTAACAGAGGCATTTAAACAATTAACTGTTGCAAAGTTTCCGAATAATGAATTAGTTAACAAAAGTTCAAGAGCATTTGATAAAATAGATACTACCAAACCTATAGAATCTCAAAGCGGGTTAAAGCCTAATATGAACGACGAGAAAAACCCCAGACTACAGATGACTATCGCACAAAATATGCCAATTACTGACGTAATTAATTTAGCGGTCATTAATAGTTCTTATATATATGAACAAATTATAGATTATACGTTGGATAAATTAACAGTAGATGAATTAGAAAAAAAGATGAGTAAACCTTTAAATTGGTTTAAAATTAGCCCATCTATTAAGTTGGGAGATATTGACCCTGCGTTAAATAGAAGACAAAAGATAATAACATATTCTATTAGCCCATCGTTAGTTTACAATTCAAAGAGTATAGATGCACCAATGGGTGCGCCTACTATGGTTTTTAAAGATTATCAGTATATCTTCACTGGACAAAATAAAGATATATTGAACTTTGATCTAAACTTTGATACACAGTTCTTTGTGATTACACAGCCTACTATTAAACAACAAGAACAAGCTAACGCATCTCCTACTATGACGCCCGCTAAAGATAAAAGTACAGAGACAGCAACACTAACTAGAGACGAAGCGATAGAACTAATTAATAAGAAGAATAAGAGCAGACCAGAACTTAAAGCAAAACAACAACCAGCCGCCGGTTCACCTGGACAAACGCTTAATCAAGATTCTAAAAGTGCTGCATCAAAACAATTACAGAAAAATATATTTGGTGAAGCGGGTAATACGGGTGATCAATTACAGGTTAATTTGAAAATAATAGGTGACCCGGATTTTATTAAACAAGACGACGTAATTTACGGTCCGGCAGACGTAAACCCAGATAACCCTTTATTAACTCCTAATGGCAGTATTAGGACAGATAATGCAGAGATACACGTTAGATTAAGTTTTAAGAGTCCGTCTGATTATAATACTAGAGGGTTAGCTATTCCAGGTAACGACGGCAATGCATCTAACTTCAACGAAACGTACAATTCTAGTGTATTTTCTGGTGTGTATAGGGTAATTACTGTAAAAAATATCTTTTCTGGTGGTAAATTCGAACAAGAGCTAACCTTAGTTAGAATAGCAAATCAACCGGTAGATGGATTGCCAAGTAAAGCTGTAAGTTCAACTGAACCTACTATTAACGATGATAAGACAGTTAACTCTGATGCAACTACTATTCCTAATACAGCTACATCAGTTAATATGGACGTGCCAACGTCAATGCCTACATCTACTACGTTGGGATTGCCACCAGTCACTACGGCGAATATTTTAGGTAATAATTCATTAACTAATAATGCAATACAAAATCCTGTTAATGTAGACCTAACATGTAAACTAGGTACACCTTCATTGACTAATAGTGCTTTAGCAAGTGCCACAACACCAGCAATAGTAATAACAGGGGAAACTAAATCTATAACAGCTCCAGCTAACGCAGATGCTACAGCGAATACAGCAGTTCCTATAGCAACGCCTACTCCCCCCCCACCAGCAGATCAAGCTCCAACGCCCCCTGCTAAAACACAGAGGCAACAGCAAGAAGAGTTTTATGCTACTGTCAATGATTTACAAAAGCAAATAGATGCTAAGGATGCAATAGCGGCTGATTTAGTCAAACAGCAGCAAGCATCGTTTAACGATGCAGAGTCATATGAATTTACATTAGGGCCAAGAAATTCTTGGACAGCAGATCAAGCTGCTAAATTAAAACAAATGTATAATACTGCCAATGGGTACGCTCCACAAATAGATGCTATTAAAGCTGAACTGATTAGTATAGCTAACTCTGTACCAACACCGCCAGTGGGTGCAGGAGCATCCATAAGGTATATGCCTCATGGACAGTATTCAACACCACAAATTACTCCTAACTAGTAGTAATGCTTAAATATGACATATAAGGATAAACAATGCCAAGTGATCGTAGAATAGGTACTCGTGTATCAAGTTATTTAGATAAAGATAAAGCATCTGGACAAAAACGAGACCCTGGACCATATATAGGAATAATTAAAAATAACGCTGATCCTATTAGATCGGGGCGTGTACAAGTTTATATACCTGATTTTGGGGGAGATGAAACAGATCAATCACATTGGATATCAGTTTCGTATGCTAGTCCATATATGGGTGCTGCTCGTACACCTCAAATTACATCTAAAAAGTCAAAAGAGAATGATTATAAACATGTGAATCATTCTTATGGTATGTGGTTTACACCCCCGGATATAGGTAACCAAGTGCTAATTACCTTTGTGGGTGGAGATGTTAATAACGGATATTGGTTTGCATGTATAATGCCAGATATAAGCCACTGGGCTATACCTGCTCAAGCAGGTGCTCAGAACTTAGAAACACCTATAGATGGTAACTTAGCCGCAGCGTTGTCTAAACCTCCTTATCCATGTGTAGAGTTTAATGAAGATAATGATAAACTAAAACCTAATTGGACTAATTTCCTAGAAATTAATAAACCAGTACACGAAAACCAAGTTGAAGTCTTATTAAATCAAGGGTTAGAGGACGATAAGATCAGAGGTGTAATATCTAGTAGTTCGCAACGCGAAAGCCCAAGTAGGGTGTTTGGTATTAGTACGCCTGGTGTGGATGGCAAGACATTAGACCCTAATACAGGACAAACAACTTATAGATTAGGCGGGCATACATTTGTAATGGATGATGGCGACATTAAAGGTGTAGATCAGTTGATTAGATTAAGGTCAGCGGGTGGTCATCAGATATTAATGAATGATAGTCAAAATATCCTATATATAGGCAATGACCAAGGTACTGTATGGATGGAATTTATGGGAGATGGGACTCTTAACCTATTTGCCGGGTCAGATATTAATATTAGGTCGCAATCTGACATTAATTTACATTCGGATAATGACATTAATATGTTTGCTAATAACGACATTAATATGTATTCTGGCAAACACATTAAACAACAGTCTGATGTCATTACACAAAAAGCTATCACTGAATATAAACTATACGGAGGTAAAGTAGGATTAGGGTCTGGCAGTACACTTAATTTAGCAGCAGCAACTGAGGGTACGTTTGGGTCTGGTACTAATTTAGTATATTCATCTGGTATGATATATTTAAATACACAAGGCGCCCCATCAGTAACTCCCCCAGATAATATCCCAGTTCAAACTTATACAGACGCTGATTCAACAGCTTATGGAAAGTATATTAAATGGACACAGAAAGGTAAAGTATCTTCTACTATTCCAACACAAATTCCTACACATGAACCTTCACCTACACATATAACTTCTCCGGCAGGTAAATTCTCTAAAACGCCAGGTACTAGTCCAGGCACACCTGCAACACCGTCTAATAGATTATTAACTTCGACTATGGCATCAGATACAGCGCCTGGTCCAGCAAGTGCAAAAGGTCAAGGTGTATGGAAACCGATGACAGCAGCTGATTTAGCAGCACAGCCGCCTAATGCGTCGGGTATAGGAACGTTAAGTGCAGCAGAAACTACTGCCTTAAAAGCACAAATAGCTAAGACAGAATCTGGAGGTAATTATGCAGCTACAGGCGGTGCAGGAGGCAATTATTTGGGCAAATATCAAGTTGGCGCTGGTGTTTTAATAGATCAAGGGTTTGTTAAACCAGGAACTACTAATTCACAACTAAGTGACCCATCTTCCTGGACTGGTAAAGATGGTATTACTAGTAAGTCTGCATTTTTATCATCGCCCAATGTACAAGAATCTGTAATGGATAAGAATTTATTAGCAAATTTTAAAACACTTAATAACATAGGTGCTTTAGATGCAAATTCTATATCGTCCGATGTTGCAGGAAAATTAGCAGCATCACATCTTGTAGGTGCAGGAGGAGTTAAGAGTTGGGCTGCTGGAAATCCTTCGGCAGACGCTTTTGGTACAACCGCCTCAACCTATTATAATAATGGGCGATTTGCTGTTGCTATGTCTTCTAAAGAATCTCCTTCTTCTATTATAACAAGTGCATCACAAGTAGCTACAGTAGTTGACGGAGTAGTTAAGCCGATCGCATAAATATATGTTTAAAATAGGGTAAACGTGATGACATCATACGTTGGAATGAGCACGCTTAATAGAACAAAGAAATTTAGAGTAACAGACTTTGAATTAGCGAAACAGGATCTTTATAACAATCTCCATATACGCCAAGGAGAAAAGTTGATGAATCCTGGATTTGGAACTATTATTTGGAGTTTATTATTTGAGCCATTTACTCCAGAAGTTAAAGATGCTATGACTAAGGACTTACAACGCATTATTAACTATGATCCTAGGATTGTAGCCGATAATATCGTTGTTACTCAATTTGATTATGGTATTCAAATTCAAATTGATCTACGTTACATTGTGAATAATCATTTAGACACAATGCTAGTACAGTTTGATAGACAAAAGTAGAGACTACTAGTGTCGTTTTGTCAAAATTCTTAAAAATCTATTAAATACATAGTTAATTAACTTGCGTTCATCCATAGGACTAAAGATTCTAAGGTTTTTCGCTCGAATTTGATGAATACAAGTTATAACCGTGTATTCGACAACAGGATAAATACGTTAATAACAAAGGTAATTATAACAGATGACTGCTTCTACCAGACAGAATTCGCTTTTAGTTTCGCAAAATTGGACCAAAATCTATCAGACGTTCCAAAATGCCGATTTTACATCTTACGATTTTGCGACGATTAGAGCATCGATGATAGGTTATTTAAAAACTTATTATAGTGAAGATTTCAATGATTTTATAGAGTCCAGCGAGTATGTTGCTCTAATAGATTGTATAGCATTTATGGGTCAAGCATTAGCGTTTAGAACAGACTTAAATGCTCGCGAAAATTTTATAGATACCGCAGAACGACGAGATTCAATACTTAAATTAGCACGCCTAGTTAGTTATAACCCTAAAAGAAGTAATCCGGCTTCTGGATTCTTAAAGGTAACTTCTATTAGTACATCAGAATCATTAACAGATTCTACTGGTAATAACTTAAAAAATACAGTAATATACTGGAACGACGTAGCAAATTCTAATTGGTCAGAACAATTCTCAATATTGTTTAATGCTGCATTAGTTAATAGTCAACTAATAGGTAAACCGGGCAATTCACAGATTATAAATGGCATTAATAATCAAGAATATTCTATTAATACTATGCCTAATAATGTTGCTGTATTCCCTTTCAATGCGGCAATAGAAGGAAGTAACATTAATTTTGAAGTAGTTAGTGCTACTAGCGTAAGTCAACCATATATATACGAAGTACCTCCTGCACCAAGAAGTAAATTTAATATATTATTTAGAAACGATAATCAAGGTAATGATTCGGTTAACACGGGTTTCTTTTTGTACTTTAAACAAGGTTCATTACAGCACACAGACTTTAATATAACTGACGCTATTCCTAATAGAGTATTAACAGTAAGCTATAATAACATTAATAACTCTGATGTTTGGTTATACGATTTAACTACACAAATGTCTGAGAATAATTTATGGACACAAGTTCCAGCAGTGGGGGGTGTTAATGTAATTTACAATAATTTGGTTGATAGAAATTTATATCAAGTTAATTCATTGGCGGGAGATCAAGTTGATTATGTATTTGGCGATGGATCTTTTGCTAATATTCCCCAAGGTAATTTCCGAACGTACTTTAGAACAGGAAATGCACTGTCCTATAAAGTGACACCAGACGAGATGCAAAATATTACAATTTCTGTTAATTATATATCTAGGTCTGGCAACACTGAAACGTTAGTAATACGAGCTGCATTGAATTACACTGTATCTAATGCTACTGCTAGCGAATCATTAGTAAGTATTAGGCAAAATGCACCACAACAATATTATACACAAAGTCGTATGATCACAGGAGAAGATTATAATATCTTCCCTTTGACGACATTCAATGACATTTTAAAAGTAAAAGCATTAAATCGAACTAGCTCGGGTATATCTAGGTACTTAGATATATCTGATACAAGCGGACTATATTCAAGTACTAATATATTTGCTGAAGATGGTTATTTATACTTAGACAATACTTTAAAATCGTTAAACTTTACTTATGTTACTACAGCTAACGTTCAACAGATGATTCAAAATGATCTTATTAAGATATTAAATACTCCAGAATTGTTGCAATTTTATTATAGATACGGTGTTAGATATGCGCGAAGGTATGATATATTTTCAGATATCACTACGCAAATGCCATGGCTATCTGCAGGACAAGAAACATCTATTAGATCATTTCCCATATTATGGAACCAATGTACTACTATTAGTAACGGTAGTACTGGCTTATTTTATTTTTCTTATTTGTTAAATGCTAATACTCCATATTTAAATACCAATAAGGATAAAGGGATTGAACTTGGTTATGGTGCGTCAGGGGGAGGTCAAGTTCAATCTAATATAGGTCAATTTGTACATCCTAACGCTATCATTAAGTTCGCAGCTGGGATGGGTTCAACTGGTAACCGGTACTGTTTTAATAGCAAGAATCAAATTGCTAAACGAACACCATCTAGACCAGGTGATAGATTATACATTTATGCAACTATTATTTCTATAGACGGTTATGGGTCAAGTACTAATGCAGTAACAGGCGCTGGACCAGTGACGTTAAATCAAATTGTACCATCTGATGCCGTTATGCTTGAAATTCTACCTGCGTTTAGTAATAATATTCCTACACTTGGCGCCACTAATAATATACCTAATTATATACCAGCATCTACTTTTAATATGACGCAGTATGTATTACACAATAATAGCTTTGGATTAAGATTTGACTCTCCTAACCAAACATGGGTTATAGTTAATGCAGCTGATTTAAATACTACGTCGTCTTTTAGTTTAACTAACGCAGGAAATACTAGTCAGACACAGTTAGATAGTAGTTGGCTAATATGGTTTTCCTACAATGTAGGCACGGGATATGCTATTTACTGGCGCAGTTTATTATACATATTCGGTAGTCAACTAGAGACTACGTTCTATTTCGACGATAATGTTAAAGTATTTGATAGTACAACAGGAACTACTATTATAGATTCAGTTAACGTGTTAAAGGTTAATTCCGACCCTATTACAGCTCACCCATTGGGGATAGATGTTACATTCAACATATATAGTAGTATAGTAGATGTTGATGGTTACCAAGACCAAAGTAACATATACGTAACTTATACTGACAGTAACAACGATGGTATACCCGATAACCCAGATATATTTAATATGGTTGTTAACTCAAACTTGTCAGATATATCTCGTTCAAATAACTTTATGCTATCTAATTTACAATCCGAACAACCATTAATATCACTAGTATTCTTTAAACAAAATAATAGTTACGACAGCTTTAACTCTTATTCTTTGTTAGATAGTAACGCTATTGCTCCTGTGTCCTCTCTATTCTTAACAAATGCTAAATCAACATCAGATATGTATCCGTACATTGTAGGACAGATATTCTACGTATACGATAACGATCCTACAATTGATGTAACCAATCAAGTATTTTTTAAATGGGATGGGAATTTTACTGCATTAAAACAACCTAACTTAGTTAAATTATTAGGTTATGTAGCTAAAATTGGTAGACAGGATTTGTATTTCCAGTATAGGCATAATAGTCCTAATTACCGTAGAATTGATCCTAGTCCAAGTAACTTGATTGACGTATATTTGTTAACACAGGCTTATGCTATTGATTATAAGAACTGGATTCAAGATTCTACTAATACGTTATCTGAACCTATATCTCCATCTGTTGATCAATTAAGTCAAAGTTACGGGACATTAAATAACTTTAAAGCTATAAGCGATGCTCTAATATTCAGCAGTGCTGTATTTAAACCTTTATTTGGTAATAAGGCTAGTACTTCGTTACAAGCAACTTTTATGGTAGTTAAAAATCCATTAATTAATATAAGCGATAATGACGTTAAAGC